CGCAGGCGCTCGCGGGTGCGATCGAGCACCAGGCGCGTCGTTTCACGCTGCTCCGGACGCATCTCGTTCGTCGGACGCGGGCTGTCGCGAAATCCTTCGTCGTGATGGCGCTGATGTGGGGAAAGACCGGGTGTCCCGAAATCCTCCTGCAGGCCCGGGATCGGCGGGCGCGACGGAAACATCGTCTCCATGAGGTTCTCCTAGGTGATGGGCGTGATACGCCCTTCTCTGAGCAGGCGCACGTAGTTCTGCGCCCACTCTTTCGGGGTGACGCCCTGCTCGTCCGCGAGGCGCCGCATTTTTGGCGTCATGCGGAACTCACCCGACTGCAGCCCTGAATCGCTACCGCCCGGCGGCGAGCCACGCTCGGGCGGCGCCGCCATGGTTGGTGCCCGCCCTCGGGGGGGCGCCCCGTCTTGACCGTTCGCGCCCTGCGGCATCTGTGCACCTCCAATGATCTTCTCGATGTAATCGAAATACCCCTGCGTATCGACGTTATGGCCGGCATCCAGCGCGTTCTCGTGCGCGTCGATGGCGGCGCGCCGGAGCGAGCCGTCAGCACGTACCAGCTCCGGATGCTTGCGCAGGAAATTCTTGGTCGCCTCGGTGCGCCCCTGCAGCGCGCGTTCCAGCGCGTTGGCCGGTTCCGGCTCCGCCGGCTGGCGCGTCTGTTGCGCAGTCGTCGCGCCTTGTCGCTGTTGGCGCTGCTGCATCTGGCCCTTCTGCTGCGCCAGCGTGGCCTTGTCGCGCTCCAGCAGCGCAAGCTGGCCGCCGAGCCTGTGCATTTTGCGATTGAGATCGGCCGCGAGCTTGAAGTCACCGCCTTCCATCGCGTTTTCCTGCTGCGCGGTCAGCGTCTCCAGCTGTTCCTCGGCTGCCCTGATCTGATTTTCGTTGTTCAACTCGAAGACCGACATCCCCCGTCGTTCCGCCTCTTGGGCAAAGAGGATGGCGTTATCGCGCTCGGCAGCGATGCGGCGGGACTCCTCCTGCGCGCGGCCTCTGGCTGCGCGCTCGTTCGCAAGCTGCTGCTCCAGATCCCGCACGCCGGTTTCCGGCGCAGTCGTGGCGGAGCTACGCGGCGGTCCCGGTACGGGCGGCGGCTTTTGCGCTTGAGCGGCCGGCTTCTCCTCTGCGTCCGGCTCGTTGAGATTGATCAGCAGATCGTCATCTTCCTCCGCCATGGCCGTTGTCCTCTAGTAGACCAATCTGGGATCGTCGACGCGCATCACGATTTGTGTATCCTTCAGCCGCCGGCAATGAATGCGATCGACGGTGAACTGCCGTCCCTCCAGAATGTCGTATTGCACCCAGTCGCCGATCTCGACGTTCTGGCCGTAGAATTTGACGTGCTCGTCGTCGAGGAACGCCATCGGTCCCTTGCCGACCACGAGCCCGACCTTACCCTGCCACAGCGCTTCGTCGTGGGCCTTGTCGGAGCGGTAGAACTTGACGCCGGTCGCGCCCAGCTCATCGTAGTCCGGCATGTAGTATGTCGCCGTGATGATCCAGTTGTGGAACACGGTGACGCTGGGCAGCCACAGCATGCAGCGTGCCATCAGGAACGCTTTGGGATCGGCGCGATATTCCTCCGCCTCCTCGTCGTTGCGCCAGGGCGGCATCGGCGCCTGGTGCATGGTGGCGAAGCTCGAAACCCGGGCCGTCTCCAAAGGTGTAGGTCCGGGGATATGCGTTGCCGGGCCTGTTATCAGCGCCATTTCCCTTTTTCCTAGTTCAACCCTGCTCTTGGCGCTTCCTCGTCATCGGGGGCGCCTTCGCTCTTGTTAATCTCCTTCTCGCACTGACGCATCATGTTGAGCACGGTCTGATAGGTGACGATGGAGAACTTCATGCGCAGGAAATCGTCCCAATTCTGCGCGCTCAGCACAGTCTGATAGAGCCCTGGCACCTTGCCGTCGCCGGCAAGAGCGAAGTTGATCATCCGCTCAAGCCGAGCGGCAAAAGAATTGTCATGCGGATCGAGCATTCTGGTTGTCCTACACGCTCATGCTCAAGATAGTGCTCACACTTCGGTTTTGGCCGGCACCTTGGCAGCGCTCTTTTCCTTGCGCAAGCGGCCGAGGCCGGAGCCAGAGCCATAAGGAGCCTGCGGGCCGCCATCGACGCTTCCGCCACGAGCACGATAGCCGGTGCCCAAGTTGCGATAGATTTCTCCAGCCTGGCCATGCGGCCGGCTCTGCTGGATAGAATCCCCTGCCGAGCCGCCGTGTTTGCGCTTGCCCTTGCCCCAATCCTTGTACTTCTCGCCAGGAAGAGCGGTCTTGCCCTTCACGACGGATTTCTTCGGCACCGAGCCTATCCTCTGGTCCGCATGTACTGCACCCAGAACGCTATGGCCGCCTTCGATCGAGGGGGCGATGCCGCCACCACGTTTGCGCTTTTTCCCTTCTCCTTTGTTTTCCTTGGCTTCTTCCTCTTTATACATTCGCTTGAACAGCTTCTTGTCCTCGGCTTCGTCCGAATGTCGCGAAGAGAGGGCTTGGCCGCCGCGTTTGTAGCCGGTGGTCGTGCCCGGCGCCGGGCGTGCCCTCATTGATGCCAACGTAGGTGGCATCGGAATTGTCAAAGGCTGCGCCGGGCGTGCCGGCCGACCGGAGATGTTGGGCGCGCCTTGCTGCGGCGGCAGCGGTGCGCGTCCGGGCATCGGCATGCCGAGGAAGCCGGGCGGCTGCTGCTGCGATGCAGCACCAGCCATAGGGGCGCCCATCGGGCCGCCGAACTGCATGCTTGGCGGCTTCGTGGTGTCCTCATCGGCGCCGGTATCGACGTTATCGCTTTGCGTATCGCCGCCATCGGCGAACTTACTCTTCGCTAGACCGCCGCGTTTACGAGCGGAGACCGCGCTGTCGACCTCCGTGGTCGGGGAATGCGGGAAACCGCGATAGCCTCTGGGGCTACGATCAGCGTCGCCGCCGATCTTCCTTTTTTTCACGCTGCCGCCGGATTTCATGCCGGGGGCCGGCAAGGGCGGCCCCGCACCGGGCGCGCCCACCCCTGCCCCAAGTGGCGGCAGCGCAGGTCGCGCCACCGGCAGCGGAGGTCTGGCGCCCATGGGCGGGCCGCCACCTGGCGGAAGAACCGGAGGACCACCGAGCGGCCGGGTGAGGCCGCCGATCGGGACGCCCGGACCGGCGACATGGCGATGCACGTGCTGCACGACGGGCGGGGGTGCGCCACGGCCGCCGCCGCCGCCCGGGCCGATATTGCGCGGCGCTACGACGGTGATGTTGGTGGTGTGGTGGCCCTTGCGTCTGCCGACACTTGCGCTAACTGGGCCGCCATTCGCCATCCGATCGGCACGGCTCCTGGCCTTGCCACCGGGAATAGTGAAGCCGACGTCGCGCCCGGCGTTTTTGCCCGGGAGAGACTTCTTTTTGTACATGCTGGAGGAGCCATGTGGCTTGCCGGCGGTCGCGCTGAGCCGCCGCAACCGCGCTTTCTGCGATGCTTTCGCCTGACCTGCGAACGGATGTGCCATCTTCGCCTCCTACTTAAACCCCCTATTTAGCCCGCTAGAGTATCCGATTCCCTTGAAGTTGTGGCGTGGGCCACAGTTGTCCGAGGTACTGCCCGACGGGGGCGGCCTCCGGATGCACCATGCCGGTTTGCGCCAGCTTCATTCGCTCGGTCGAATCTTTCATCATCTGGATGCGCTCGGCCGACTGCCGCTGCTCGCGGGAATCCTGCAGCTCCATGCTTTGCGCCAGGAGCTTCATGCGCTCGCTCAAGGCCTGCAGGTTGGCCTTCATCTGCGCTTCTTGCGTCTTTTGCGCCAACTCCTGGATTTTGCCCTGCATGTCGGTGAGCGCCTTGGCCTGCATGGCCTGCGCCTTGGGATCCTGCTGTTGCTGGTTGGGATCTTGCGGCGGGGCGAACAGCTCATCGACGTCGCCCATGCCGACCATGGTAGCGATACGCCGCACGACCGCATGAAGATCCCACATTTGCGGGTTCATCTGCACCAGCTGCACCAGCGCCACGGCTTTCATGACGCGGATCGTGTGCGAGGGCGTATTGGGATCAGCGCGCGGCGCGAGCGTGCAGCGCATCAAGCCGCGCAGGACGTCCTCGGCCTCCCATTGCGCCGCCGGTGTCTCCTCGACCGCGCACAGCAGTGCCGCCGGATCCTCGATAAAGAGGTCGCGCAGCAGCGCGAACTCCTCGGCCTGGGCGATGTGCATGCCTTTATGCACAGAGTCCAAGACCTTTACCGCCTGATCGAGCATGGCCAGCGTGGTGCCGACGGGGACGTCCTGGCGGCCCTCGCCGACCATCAACTCGGGAGTGCCGCCCACCCGTCTCGCCTCATCTTCGATATGTTTGGTGACCTGCACCAATCCAGCCGTCACATCTTTATAAGGCAGGTTCATCACGTGGTTGCCGATCGGCTGGCCGCCGGTGTTGATCTTGACGCCCGCGCCGAGCCCGACACGAAAAGTCATCGTATCTTGGCGGGCGACCGTGTCGCTGTAGAGAAAGCCGGGCCAGCTGGAAAACCCCGCAGAGTCCAACGCCAAACGCCAAGCGGTAGTAACGGCAGCGGTGGCGTTACCCATGATCTGCAGCAGGCCGATGCCATAGAAGCCCAGGCCGTCGATGAAGGGATATTTCACGATCGGCATACGCTTGAGGTAGCGATCGTCGCCTTCGTTCCAGTTGCGCCGCACCTCAAGGACTTCCTGGCTGTCTTTATCGATGCTCACGCGGTAGGGCAGCGCGAGACCAGTGATCTTTCCGCCCTCGGTGTGCTGGAAGCCGGCGATATCCAGCTCGCAGTAACACTCATAGACGGTGTGTTTGTAGTCCTGCTGTCGCATCGACCAGGCGGAGAGGCCGGCGACGTCGCGCTCGGCTTGATCGGCGGCATCGGTTTCCGGCGGTGCCGGCGGCTGCAGGTCGATGTCGAGATAGTTGCTTGAGAGCTGCATCCGGCGCATCACACTCTGTCGCATCATGATGCGATGGGTGACGCGGCCACAGTCGAACAGCGAGACTTCATTATCGCTAACGATGACGTCGTCGGCATCGATGCTGCGCGAGACCGGGCGCCGGCGCACCGGGCAGCGGTAGACTTTTTTGAAGCCGCAGCCACCGAAGCCCTGCATGAAAAACATTCTATTGCTGTCGGGGTAATACTCTTTATCCACGACGGTGAGGTACCTGTTGAACAGCGTCTCCAGGTCCTCGGCCAGGATGTCATCGTCGGCGCCGGTTTGCTCGCGCGGTTGCTTGGTCTGGTCTTCGAGAAAAGCCCGGCGCGGGGTTTTCGGGGTGCTGGAGTTGGCCATCTTGACCGGGCCGCCGGCGGGGAGGAGTTCGCCCCTGGCGTTGGCCTGGAAGCGCATGACGGCATCCAGCAGGATGGGGGTGCGGATAGTGCTCTGGCCCTCGACGGCGGTATCCGCCTCGACGGTTGGTGCCCGCGGGTTCTCGATTTTCAATGCCAGATGTTTGACGCCGGCGGCACGCCGGTCGAGCCAGTCGCGGCGCGTCTCGATATCGGCATCGATGCCGTTGAGCAGATCGTCGCAGATGCGGGCGAGTTCACGCTCATCGATGAACTCGGCGAGGTTGGCGTCGTGTTTCTTGGCGCCTTCCGCGTTCGATGGCTTGGTGATTTTCTTGCCGTCGAGCCTGATCAATAAGCTGCCGTCGGCTTGCTCGATACCGATGCTTTCCGGCGGCTCGTCGGCGTCTTCCTGCAGGACGATTATGAGGTCGTCGTCACCATCGAGGTTATTGTCGCCTGGCAGTGAAGTGCCTGGCACTCGCCCCGGAATGTCGTCGAGGTTGCGATAATGCTCGGTGGGGATGGCGGCTCCGCTTGCACCGTTGATGATCCCGTTGGCCATACCACAATCACCCGGTTACGCCGCCGGCTTGAGGATGAAGCCCCCTTGATCGGTGTATTCCATCGCATCGCCCGGCTTGAGACTGGCGTGGTAAAGCTGTGCCACCGTGGTGCCGTCGGTATGCTTGACATCCAGGTTGACGCTGAGCGCGGCGTCCTTATTGCGCACGTGCAGCGTCTTCATATTGCGTTGCGTCGAGGCGGCCGGAGAGCCGGTGACCGAGGTGGTGGCGGCGGCGGCGATGTGGGTATTGGTACGCCCCGGGGTAATGGCTCCGCTGGAGGTGACGGTATCAACCCAGGTGGCGTGCACGTCGACGGCGGCAGCCGAATCGCTGACGAGTTGCAGCTGATCGTTGACCGAGGTGAGGAGTATCATCAGCTCACCCTTTTAGCTTGCACGAGTGCCGTAGAGGTTGAAGGTGCCGGCGCTCATCAACGCGGCGCCGCCGTCGGGCATCGTCTTGATACGTATGCCATTGACGGGCGGATTGGCGGTAGGCAGCGCATTGTCGTGCCAG